TACTGGTAACAAGTGTTGCATAGTTTGCGTTTTGTTACCACTGTTACCACCACCCTTTAGGGTGGGTAACAAGGTAACAGAACTATGCGCGATTTTTGGAAATGTGGAAATGTTTAATAGTTGAGTAAAGTGTAGGGTTATTATTTGGGGGTTGAGTGTGGGTTAATAGAGATGAGAATAGTTCTCATTTGGTGTGATGGTGTTTTTTAGATTATGATAATTTTTCTGGTCGGTGTCGGTTTATCTTTTTTGGATAGTAGTTGGGTTTATTTTGATGGTGTGTATTTTTATTTGAGGGTTGATTATGGTGGGTAGATTATTGCACCCTCGGTATGGTGTGGGTATGCCATTTAAACGAGTTTTGAGGGTTGCTGGCTGCGTTAGATGGGGTTAGGGTATGCTACCCTACCTTGATGGGGTATTACATGGTAGCGCGCCCCTATTTTGGGCAATAAAAAAGCCCCTCATTAGAGGGGTTAAGTGTGCGCCCCATTAGTTGGGCTTCATGGATTGCGAATGGAGTTAAGCAATCGGTAAAATGCGTTATCGTCAGAAGTGTAACCACCTAAAACGTGAGAGCAATCCATTATGAGACTGTCTCTAGTGCGCTCAAGTGTACTATCCGTCATAAAATCATCGTCTTGCTCATGGTGCGAAAATATTGCGTCAGATATATGATATGTTGTCATTATGCGCCCTCATTAATGGTTAATTGTTCTAAGGCCTTCAAAGCCGCTACGTACTCATGTTCATAGCGTAACCATTCGCACTCCGCTGCTTGGAAATTCTCATACGCTTCGTCGCGCCTTTGTTTAGCGACTATGACCGCGACCGTATCAAGTGTAATCATTTTATGCCCCTATAAAATACATCATTGAAAAGAAAATTGCATAAGCTACTACTAATTCTAAGTTAATCATTTTATTCCCTCTCTAGTGATATGGTTGGTTTTTCGTTGCCGTCAAAGTTGTAGAAATCGTCTAGGTCTTTATATAACACAATACATTCGTACGAGATACCAACCACACGCCCATCTTTGAGCGTGATTAGGTCAACGTGGTTTTCTGTGTATATGTCATCGATACAAATAAAGTTATTGGTTTGCATATCTAAACCTTTCGTCAATAAAATGAGCGTTGATATATTCTATCAAGTTATTGCGTGCCACGTCATCGCTAAAGAATAGACTAGCGTGGTCGCCTTCTAACACCCCAAGCGCATCTTGTATATGACCGACTGCCATATTGAGCGCATCTTCCGCAAGTTGATCTACATTTAACATTCTTCCTCCTCATATTGACATTCTGCCACGCGCCAGTCTGACGCGTTAAAATCTTCCATGTAACCCATCGCAACCGAGTAGAGGCAATCATCCATGAATTCTATGAGGTCTGCTTCCGCTTCCGCTTGGGTTGCGAATGTTTCCTCGTTGGTGTTTTCCCACTCACCGCTAACCATTTTACATTGAACCTCGTATGTAATCATATTACACCCCCTAGTTTTGATCTCATTTTGAACCTCCATTTAAATTGATTAATGGGTAATCACCCATCGCCACACGTTCTTTGACCTCTTGCGAGGTCGCGTTTAAAAACTGATTGCGGTACTTGCTTGTAGTGCGTGAATAATCCCAATGTGTCGCATCAAGGTAGACTTGCCCATCCACATATTTTGCGATGATGGTTTCATAGGATTGGAAATATTCCACATCCCCATCGGTGATAATGAATTGATTGGGTATGGTGTTGCCCTTTGCGCTTCTCATGTTTTTAACTTGCATTTTGCTCTCCTATAGGATTTAAGTGTGTGTCTAAGCGTTCGCAATCACGATATGCTCGGTCAGCTTCTATTTTGTAGACATTATTCAAGTCCATATCATCTACCCAATCTGGATCACAATCGTAGACGATTGCGTGCCGAATAAAACCTTGCTTGAGGGCCGCGAGTGCTTTGGCCTTAGTAGTGCCATACGCTTCGAACTGAAAATTGCGACTATCTGATTTAGCGACCCACATTTCACACCCCCAAGAAAAAGAATACTGCGATTAAGATACCCATCAAGCCACCCACTATATATTCATGATATTTGTCGTACATTTTATATCCTTTCAATGATGGGGCATTGCTGCCCCTGTTGTTGTTAGTGTGTGATTATCGCGGCTAGATTAATGTACAGGGAAATTATAAATACGGTGAAGGCTGTTAGTGCTGCTATCTCTATTAATCTTGTCATTTTATTATCTCCGTTAGTTATGCTGCTGGAATGAATCATTTCACGTTTTCGAAAATGTCAATTGATATATGTCAACAAATAGTGATTTAATAATGAGAATCATTCGCATTTAGAATTGATCTTGTGCGCGTGCTTATATATGAGAATCATTCTCATTTGATAGTGATTCTTATTTGAGAATCGTTTGCGTTTAGGATGGTCGGATATGGTCGCCCCGTCGCCCACACTGTTCAAAGTTGAACACACTGTTCATAGTTGAACACAATTAGCGCGGCCATAATACCCACACAAAATCCAGGGTTATTGCTGCTAGAATTAGCGCGCCACTATTCCGCTGCCAGTCCTTATGTATGCAGTCCTTATAATAGGTGCTCATTCAATTAGCTATTAATCATCCATCGGCTGTGCGCTTGTTGCACGCTTGTTGCGCTACGCTGTGCTGTGTGTGCTTGCTGTGTGTGCGCTGTGTGCGGAGCGCGTGCAAGGTGTTGATTGTATGTGCATTGTGAGAGAGACCACAGGGGGGGGAGGGGTATTGGATTGGGGGAAAATTTTCAGTATCAGCCACCTCTCACAAGAGTAGTAATTGACTTTATTTTGTGTTTGTAGTATCCTCTTAATGAACCAACTACAAAGGAAGAATCATGTTGACACAAGAAAGGCTAAAAGAATTAATGACTTACGATGAAAGCACTGGAATATTCACGCGGATAAAATCTATACAGCGAGCTGGATACAGGGTAAGTGATAAGTTAAATGTTGACGGCTATCTTGCACTTTGCATTGATTATAAACTGTATCTTCAGCACAGAGTTGCTTGGCTATACGTTTACGGTCAGTTTCCTGAAGGCCATTTAGACCACATAAACAGGATTAAGACTGATAACCGAATTATCAATCTTAGAAAGGTTACAGATTTTGAAAACAGACAAAATTGCTTGCCACCACCAAATAATATATATCCAAATGTTCACTGGTTAAGCAGAAAAAATCTCTTTAGGGTTCGCGTCAAGTCTGCAAGAAAGGCATACACTAGATGTTTTAAGTCTTTGGATGACGCAAAACAGTGCTCAGACGAATTTAGAGCAAAATACAAACCGCTGTTCACTGTAGTTTAGACGTATTGCAATTTTAAAAAAAAAGAGGTATATTAAGCTCATGGCAATCACCAAGACACAAGCAGCCCAAGCACGACTAGAACGATCTAAAGAGAACAAGAGGCTGCACAAGGAGGGCAAAAAGGCTTTCGCCTGTCAGAAGGTTGGCACAGATGTCGGCAATAAACAACGTATGGCAGAGTTCAAGGAAAGGCTACTCAAGTCTGCCGTCGGCACTAACATTATCAACAAAATCATAGATATAGCAACAGATGATGCCCACGTTGGTCAGATGGCTGCTCTCAAGATGTGCATAGACAGGATACTGCCTATGTCCTTGTTTGAGGAGAAGAAAGGTGGTGGCGAGCGAACTGCTGTCACTATCACCATTGGTGGGATAGGGGAGGCTCCGATAACTATTGGGGCAGAGCATGAACCACTAACATTGGAGCATGATGGCTGACCTAAACTTCTCTCTCTTGGCGTGGCAAAGGGGCGTACTGTCTGATAAGACACGCTTCAAGGTCGTATGCGCTGGCAGACGCTGTGGCAAGTCACGCCTAGCAGCCGTCACGCTGATAATTGAAGCACTGCAATGCCCCAAAGGCTCCTCGGTCATGTACGTTGCACCCACCATGGGGCAAGCGCGTGTCATTATCTGGGATTTGTTGTTGGATCTTGGAAGGGAGGTGATAACTGCATCTCACATTAACAATCTTGAAATTACGATGGTTAATGGGGCTAAGATTTACATTCGTGGAGCCGATAATCCAGATGCTTTGCGTGGATTATCATTGACTTATGTGGTGTTAGACGAGTACGCCACTATTAAACCTATGGTGTGGGAACAGATAATTCGCGCCTCTTTGAGTGATAAGAAGGGGCGAGCACTGTTCATTGGTACTCCATTCGGGCGAAACCACTTCTATGACATTTATCAGTTGGGCGATAGTGGCGAGGATGACGAGTGGAAGTCTTGGCACATGACAACTGAGGATAATGAGCTTATTGACCCAGAGGAAATTGAGAAGGCGCGTCGCACCATGTCATCTTTTGCCTTTAAGCAAGAGTACATGGCTTCATTTGACAACGCTGGCACCAATATATTCCGTTCGGAGTGGGTAAAGTATGGTAGTGTCGAGCCAGAAGGCTCTTGGTTCATGGCGATTGACTGTGCCGGCTTCGAAAGTGTGTCAAGTCAGGCCAGTGCCTCCAAAAAACGCTTGGATCAGACGGCCATTGCGATAGTTAAGGTGTCTGACGATGGCAAATGGTGGGTAAAGAACATAGAATACGGCAGATGGGACATAAGAGAGACTTCTGTTAGAATTTTAAAGAATATACGCGAATACAGACCCCAAGTTGGCATAGAAAAGGGTACAATGATGAACGCTGTCATGCCGTACTTGACAGACTTGATGAGAAAGAATAACATATACGCACACATTTATCCCCTAAGTCACGGAAATCGCAACAAAACTGACAGAGTGGTGTGGGCTTTACAGGGGATGTTCGAACACGGTAGAATCACGCTTAACGGTACTGGCATGAAGTCAAAAGATTCATGGCAGAGTGTTTTTTTGGACGAATATCTTATGTTCCCCACGAAAAACGTGCATGATGACCTTATTGATGCTCTTAGCATGGTTAGTCAGATGGCTGTCACAACTTATCGTGGTGGAGCAGACGATGATGCGCCAGAATATGAGCCATTAGATATTATAAGCGGCATATGATGTTGTATTTAAAGGGGATAAGATAATGGTTCAATGGAAAAAACTAAGGATTACTGCTACTGGATTGGTCGCTGGCATCGGGGCTGGTAATACTTATGGAGGAATTATCACTCAGGCAGTAGGGACAACAACAACCATCGCGGTGTATGACGATACGTCTGCCGTGACTGCCAGTTTGATAACCCCAGTGACAGCGACAGCCACAACTAACGTAGCTGGAGTCTTTACACCATGTATCGGCAGTTCAGTTGGCACTTTGGTGTCAGTACCAGCAATGACTGCTGGAGTTGTACTGGATAAAGGACTGTTTATCACTGTTGGCGGTACAGGATCACCTACATTCTTAGTTCTCTACCGATAGGCAGTCACAATGCAAAATAACGAGGATGATCCACTGGTTGAGTCAAAATATGACGAGCCAAGTGAGAACGACAAGGAATTATTGGCATTTATCATAGACCATACAGATAGATGGCGAGATTACCGCGACCAGAACTTCTCAGATGACTGGTTGAAATATGAGCGCATCTTTCGTGGAGTCTGGGCAGCAGAAGATAAGCAGCGACAGTCAGAACGCTCTAGAATCATATCTCCAGCAACTCAACAAGCAGTAGAAACTCGCCATGCTGAAGTCATGGAGGCTATCTTCGGTCAGGGAGAGTTCTTTGACATTGAGGATGACCTTCAAGATGTGAATGGCACTGCTCTTGACATTGAAAAGCTAAAGAAACAGCTTTACGAGGATTTTGCACAGGACAAGATACGCAAATCCATTGACCAAATTGAGTTGATGGCAGAGATTTACGGCACAGGCATTGGCGAAATTGTCATTTCTACGGAAAAGACATACACACCAGCCACAGTTGCTATGGATGCCCAACAAGCCGCCTATGGAGTCAAAGAAGGCGAAAGATTCTCAGTAAGACTCAATCCAGTTAACCCCAACAGCTTTATTTTTGATCCAAACGGAGTATCTATAGATGACTGCATGGGTATTGGTATTGAAAGATATGTTTCTATTCATAAGATTATGTCTGGCATTGCTTCTGGCAAATATCGTAATGTGGATATTGATTCCATGTATCGAGACAATAGCCTCGAAGCCAGTCAGCAAAAAAACGACTTCAAAGACAACAAAGTCCTAACGCTAACCTACTATGGTTTAGTTCCGAAGGAATATCTACAGCCAGACGATGAAGGCGAACTTACTGACACCAAGGACGAAAACGAAGAAGAAGATAAGTACAGCGATTCAGTAGAGGACTACACTGACATGGTGGAAGCTATCATTGTCATTGCTAATGGCTCCATGATACTGAAAGCAGAGGAATCGCCCTACATGATGAAGGATCGCCCTGTCATCTCTTATCAGGATGACACTGTTCCTAATAGATTGTTGGGACGAGGCACAGTCGAGAAGGCATTTAATATGCAGATGGCTATAGATGGCTCCATGAGGTCGCATATGGACAGCCTAGCCCTAACCACTGCACCCATGATTGGAGTAGATGCTACACGGCTACCTCGCGGTGCGAAGTTTGAAGTCAAGCCAGGCGGTCAGTTCCTAACCAACGGCAATCCAGCAGAAATTCTGTTCCCATTTAAGTTTGGCGTATCAGACGGTCAGTCTATGGAGGTCAGCAAGGAATTTGAACGTATGTTGCTCATGGCAACCGGCACAACAGATGCAAGTGGCGGTGTTTCGCCAGTATCACGCGACATGGGTGGTCTGGACATGGCTACCGCTACCATGATTAAAAAGTACAAACGAACTCTGGTGAACTTCCAAGAGGACTTCCTTATACCGTTCATTAACAAAGCATCTTGGCGGTATATGCAGTTCTCGCCAGAACGCTATCCTTCATTGGATGTCAAATTCTTGCCGACAGCAACGCTAGGTATCATTGCGCGTGAGTATGAGCAGAAGCAACTAGCATTTATGATACAAACACTTGGAGCGCAATCTCCAATCACACCAATCCTTATGAATGGCATACTCAAGAACTCCTCTCTATCGAATAGAGAAGAAATGCTTGAACAACTTGCCAAACAGTCAGCACCTAACCCAGAGCAAGAGCAAGCTGCACAAGCTGCTGCAATGGCTGATGGTATGCTCAAACAAGCACAAGCTGCTGAATTGAACGCAAAAGCTAAACTACATGAAGCAGACACTGCAAAGACTGCTGTTGAAGCTGAATTGGCTCCAAAAGAGACTGAAGCTCGCATTATGAACGCTATCTCCACTAACCTACCAAATGACGATGCCGCTGCTACTATGGAGTTCGATAGGCGCGTCAAGATAGCTGACTTGATGATTAAGGAAGAAGGAATTAAGTCCAAGAAGGATATTGTGAAGATGCAGATGGAAGATAAGAAGGGTGTCAAGCAGGCTGACACATCTTACTTGGATCAATTGGAGGCTTCACTTAGAAATCCACCAGAGCAACAATAAGCCATGTTGCAAAAGTTAATTGATGTGATTCGACCAAACGTCAGTCCAGATGCCAAAATCACTGGCATGGCGATGTTCTTGGGCAAGATACTCAAGTCATATGACAACCGCTTAGTCAAGGTTGAACAAAAGGCACTTCAAAAGGGTGACACAGGCGATTCTGGTAAGGATGGGAAAGACGGCAAGAATGGCAAAGATGGCAAAGATGGCAAGAATGGCATTGGAGCTGACGGTAAAGATGGGAAAGACGGTAAGGATGGTAAGGCAGGTAAGGCTGGAGTATCTGTAGTAGATTCAGAGATTGCTGCTGATGGACACCTAGTCTTGAATCTGTCTAATGGTGATATTATAGATGCTGGCAATATAGTTAAGGGTGGTGGTAGTCCAGAGATGTATTCTGTCACTCATGCAACACCACAGATAGTGGTGTCATTAACTGCACCACCAAATCCACAGCCTAATGATTTGTGGTATGATTTAACATAGAGGTAACACATGGCAGCATACGTCAAGTATCAAATAGGAACAGGAATATTAGCTACTACAGTTCAGGCTGCAACAGATAGCTGGAAGATCATCCTATCTAACACAACACCTAACGTAGCTACTAACACTACTGCTGCATCCGCTACCGAACTAGGAACTGCTGGTGGCTACACGGCTGGAGGTGTAACGGCTACAGTTACTTCATCATCACAGACAGCAGGTGTGTATAAATTAGTCTTAGCTGCACCAGCAAGCCCTACATGGACTGCTACTGGTGGCGGCTTCACCTTCCGATATGTAATTCTGTACAACTTAACCAATACTCAATGTATAGGCTACTGGGACTACGGTTCAGCAGTAGTGATGCTAGATACTCAAACCTTCACCCCAACGCTAGATGCTTCTGGCGGTACTTATACAATAACCTAAAGGAATATATATGTCACAAGAAACGATTGTAATGAGCGCAACAGACGGCCCGACACTAACGGCTGCTGCTAGAGCATCATGTATACCCACAGCCAACCGAATCGTGTTGCCTAACAACTTCTTCTACATTGGTAGGGCGATAAAAATTACTATGTCTGGCAGAATATCATGTGCTGTGACCACTCCAGGTACTGCGCGGTTCGACATATGTATGGGTTCGGCAGGCACAACCATTGTATTTGATTCACTAGCATTAAATCTGAATATCGTAGCAAAGACTACTGTTCCTTGGTTTCTCCAAACTACGTTGGTATGCCGTGCTGTTGGTACAGGCACAACTACCACATTCTTCCCTCTTATGTCTTTTATCCAGTCAGAGGCGATAATTGGATCGCCTTTGCCAGCAGTGGGCAGTAATGGGTCGCTAATTATACCTGTCGGAACACCAGCAGTCGGTGCTGGTATGGACAACACAGCAGCTTCAGCACTAGATGTGTTCTTTACTCAGACTGTCGCTACAGGCTCAATGACTGTTCATAACTACCAAGTTGATGTATTAAACTAAATGCCGATACAGTTCCCCAAACCTACTGGCCCAACACGATCTTATATCGAAGGTCAATGGTGGAAGAATCGGTCTAAGGCTTTCAATGTCATTCCAGCACCCTCTATGGCAAGACCTGGTGTACCATTTGGTCAGAACTGTCCGTATAGCGGACAATCTGGATGGTCACTAGCACCAGGAAAGGGTTTACATGAGTGGCGCGCAGTCAATCTGCGTAACCTGAACTCGATGTACGATGGAACTGTAGGTCGGTCAGTCGTTAACCCTGCGCGTAGAGCGTTTGCGGTGTCTGACGATATAAGTGGCAATGACCGTGTGCTTGGATCGCAAAACGCAAGAATTATTGGAGTGAGTAGAGATTCCACTGGGGTTGCGCTAGGATCGTGTACAGTTAAGGTTTTCAGGACTGCTGACGATGTATGCGTAGCCTCTACTGTGTCGGATGGTTCTGGTAACTGGACTGCCTACCCCAACCAAGAAGGCCCGTACTATTTTGTAGAATACAAGGTTGGAAGCCCAGATGTTTTTGGAACTAGCCCAAATACAAACACTTACACCACATTTACGCCAGGTGCGTAGATGGCAACAAACGACATTTATCTAAGACCTGACGCTGGGGACAGCGTTAATGGTGTTAGGCTCAGAACTGATGCCCCCGATTCTGGAGGGCCTACAGCGTATACGTTAACTTGTGATGCTGGTGCTTATGCTTACACAGGACAGGCGGCTACATTACAAGTAGACAAGAGTCTGGCTTGCGCTGCTGGGGCTTATAATTATGTAGGACAGGCTGCAACACTATCTGTACAGTATGGGCTTGTATGTGGTGCTGGTGCGTATTCTTACGCAGGTAATGATGCCACACTATCTGTAAGCTACGTTTTATCATGTGCAACTGGTGCTTACACTTACACAGGTAACGCAGCGACATTAACGTATGCTGGGATTGTTGGCTATACGCTGACCTGTGATGCAGGTGCTTACAGCTACTCAGGAAACGCAGCGACATTAACGTATGTAGCAACAGTAGCAGCAAGACTTAAATACTGGAACGGCTCTGCATGGGTTCCAAAGACTCTTAAAACATGGAATGGTTTTGCATGGGTAGTAAAAACACTTAAAGCAAGTAATGGAGGAACATGGATATAGAGCTACAAAGGCACTATGAGGACAAGTTTGAGATGATGTCCACTCGCGGATGGCTTGATTTCATTGAGGAAATGACTGCTATTTTAGAGACAACCAATCAGTTGAATACAGTCAAAAACGAGCAAGAATTGTACTTAGCAAAGGGTGAAATGAATATTTTATCACTTATTATCAACTGGCAAGCAGCAAGTGAGGCAACATGGAGAGATTTAAATGAGAATACTAATTGACTTTAAGTGTGAAACTTGTGGCAACATAACAGAGGCATATGTAGATAACACATCTATGAATATACAGTGTCCATGTGGTGAGATGGCAGATAGGATGATCGGAGCACCACATATTCACTTGGAGGGCATATCTGGTGACTTTCCGTCAGCTAGTGACAAGTGGGCAAACCAACGTCAGGAACGTGCAAAAATACACGCTAAACAAAATAGTTGACTTTTATCAATGAAATAGGTATAAAGACACATACTTGCTAATAACCCGAATGGGCTGGCAACCTTAACACCCCTATAACCTTTTTAAAGGCAGGAAAAACATGACAGATGTAGATTTGAACGATTTAAGTGAAATTGATGCGGTTGCTGAGATTGCAAAGTCCAAAGAACCAGAACATCAAGATACGCAGACAGAACAAGAGCTTCCCGTAAAGTTTCGGGGTAAAAGCCCAGCCGAATTAGTGAAGATGTACCAAGAGGTCGAACTGGTCGTTGGTAGACAAGCACAAGAGGTTGGTGATGTCAGGCGGTTAGCTGATGAGTTACTAAGATCATCGTCAAATAATAGAGTTGAAAAAGTAGCAGAACCTGAAGTAGATTTCTTTGAAAATCCCAAAGAAGCCATAAGGTTAGCAGTTGAGAATAATCCAAAAGTGGTTGCTGCCGAGAGGTTTTCACAGCAAACAAATAGGGAAAATGTTTTAAGGGCGATTACTAATGCTCACCCCGACTTTAACGATATTGTTAAAGACGAGGAATTTGTGAATTGGGTTAAAGCCAATCCAAAGCGTGTTAGGAGCTTCCAAGAGGCAGAGAACTATGATTTTGACTCAGCTAATGATCTTTTAAGTACGTTTAAAGAGGTTAGACACGCCAGAACTAGAGCTGAATCCAGCATTGAAACAACTGCTAGAAACAACTCTATCAAAGCAGCTTCGGTAGATGTAGGTGGATCTGGAGAGAACGCCAAGAAGATATACAACAGAATTGCACTGATTCAAAAGAAAATTAACGATCCAGCAGGTTACGCAGCAGCTCAAAACGAGATTGACAGAGCATATGCTGAAGGCCGAGTTAGGTAAATAATATAGGGGTTTTATCATGGGACTAGGAACAAATAATACAACCATCACCACAAGCGACAAGTGGATTCCGGAGCAGTGGGAAGATGATGCAATAGCAACTTACAAGACCAAAACAGTTATGGCTAATCTCGTTAAGAGAATGAACCATAAAGGTCGCAAAGGAGATACTTTCCATATTCCATCACCAGGTCGCGGTGAGGCATCTGCAAAGGTAGCAAACACTCAAGTTACTCTAGTCGCTGATACAGCTACTGAAGTGCTTGTTTATGTTGATAAATGGTATGAATACTCCAAACTATATGAAGATATGGCTGACATTCAATCATTGAACGGCATGAAGAGCTTTTACACAGAAGATGCTGGCTATGCACTAGCCAAGCGTATTGACCGTGAACTGCATAAACTTGGAGCTGGCTTCAACGCTGGTACTGTAGCAACTGCAACTGCTTTGTATGAGAAGGCTGTTATCGGTAGCGATGGTTCAACAAACTTCAGTGGCTCTGCCAATACCAACACTGGTAACGGTGCAGCTATTACTGATGCAGCTATCAGACGTATGATTCAAACTCTTGAAGATTCTGATGTTAACTCTATGGAGTTGTCATTGGTGCTTCCACCTGTAGAAAGCAATGTACTGCGCGGAATCTCTCGCTTTACAGAGCAAGCGTTTGTTGGTGAGGCTGGCGGTAATAACGTCATTCGCACTGGTAGACTAGGTAATCTATACGGTGTAGAGCTGTTTGTTTCCAGCAACTGCCCTTGGATTCACGTTAACAGCCAAACTGGTACACAATCAGTGACATTCTCATCTACTGCTCCTACTGGCGCATCGTATTCAGATGATTTTGCTATTGCTGTTGATTGGAATACATCCTCACCTACTGACACAAAGTATCGTGCTGGTATGATGTTCCATAAGGACTCTCTGGTTCTTGTTGAGCAACAAGGTATCCGTACTCAAAAGCAATACAAGCAAGAGTATCTAGGTTATCTAGTTACAACTGATTGTATCTTCGGCACTAAAGAATTGCGTGACTATGGTGGCCTCTCGATAATTGTGCCGGCTTGAGCAATTTTATAAAATAATCGCTTGATTCTTATATAAGATAGGTATATACTTCTCCTAGTAATTTATCACTAGGGGAAGATTATGCCAATATCATATGAAAAGATAAAAGCAAGAAAAGAGATAGACCCTGAGTATGCTGCAAAACAAAAAGGTTATGCGGTAGAATATAGGGAGCGTAATCTTGAAAAAGAACGTGAAAGACAAAGATTATCAAAGCAACGCACTAGAGATAAAGACCGTGATGGTTATAATGCTAAAATGCGTGAATACAATAAGGAAAATGTTTATCCAAAACAAGCACTAGAAGTTGAAGAACGAAAAAAAAATAACCCTGATTATGATGAAAGAGCTCATACCATAAAACATCTTAGCCGAAGTGACTATTGGCGACATTGGAAGATGAAAAGTAAATATGGAATTGGATTATTTGATTATCGTAAAATGTATGCAAACCAAAGCGGTAAGTGTGCAATTTGTAATGATGAAAAATCTGATTATGGAAAAAATGGATTAGTTATTGACCATTGTCATAGTAAAGGTCATATCAGAGAGTTATTATGTGGAAAATGCAATACAGGATTGGGGCATTTTAATGATGATATAAACAGACTTACAAATGCAATGGAGTATTTAATAAAACACACCAAGGAGATATAAATGGCTTTTACCACAGCAACAGTAACAAACGTAGCACAAGGGGCAAAGATGTTTCAGGGAGCCTTCACGGAACTCTGGCTTGCCAATCTTACGGTAAATCCAGCATCTATTGCAGCTGCTGCTGAAGATACCGCAACATTTACTATTCCGAACGTGGCACTAGGAGATATGATTCTTGGTGTGTCCGCTGGAGTTGATCTAACCATAGACGCAGATGTCAATGTATTTGTTTCAGCAGCTAACACCATTACCATTAGAATCAACAATCATCATGCCTCAGTTGCATTGGATTTGGCTACTTCTACATGGAAGGTGATTATTGGTAGACCTAGTTGGTAACTTTTAAATGTAAACGCTCTGGCAATACCGCTAGTTTTATTAATCCTAGCGATATTGCTAAGATGCGTTCACTTGAATCATATACTGAGGTAATCAAGCATGGCGAACAATTGGTCGGGAACGAAAGCAACGCCAACAGTAAGGCCGTTAACCTCAACAATGAGGGTAGCAAGGCCGAGAGCAGTATCAGCACCGGTGATGCCATCAATGTCTGCAACTCAGGGAGTGGGCAGAAATCTAAGGCAAAACTCAGCATTAGTGTCAACAACGCCAAACAAGAAGTCATATTAAAGAAGCGCGGTAGACCAAAAGCAGCAAATGCAATAGCAGCACGATAAGTAGTTAAAGATGATAACAATTGCAAATAGTGCAATTGCCTACTTTAATTAATGTTAAAATATCAACATTATTTGAATAGGTTATCACATGATTGCACCACAACAGGGGATGATGAGTCCTCAACAAATTCCCCCTCAGATGCCTCCACAGGCATCTCCACAAGGCATGATGTCTGGCGCACAGCCACCACAAGGCCAACAACCAAAAGAGCTTCAAGGATTCACAGGAACGCTAACTATCGAAGGAAAGCCAGTTCAAGTTCAGAACGGTGATTTAACCTACGATGGCGAGACTGTCTTTGTGACTGCTGATGGTCAAATGGTTATCGACAGTAATAAGCAAGTCATTGCTTACATTGAAAATGGTGAAATTCGCCCAATGGATAACGCACATATGGAAGCACTCAAGCAACAAGGCTTGGTTGATGCTGCTGGAAATGGTGGCGCACAATGAGCTTTTGGACAAGCATTAGAGATACGGTGCAAAGTGTTGCTGTACTCGCAGGGAATACATTCATTCCTGGTTCCTCAATATTAACTTCTCAGATAGCAAGCAAAGGATCGCAAGAGCAACTAAACTCCACACTAGGTACAGTTGCCCAGATTGGGAGTAGCCTCTATGGGGCGAGTAATATGTTTGGTGGCTCTGGGACGCAAGCACCAGTAACGGATGGCAGTATGGTTCCGACTGGCAATCCACCAAGTTTCGGCACAGGATCACTAACTATGGATCCGTCAGCCGCCAGTTCAATTTATGGCTCTGGTGGGTACACTGGTGGCGCAGCAAATGTTGCAGCTGGTGGCTCCGCTACTGGTGGATTATGGGATTCCGCTGGTAAATATATACCAAATATAATTAGTGGTGGACTTAATCTTGTTGGTGGGTACTTACAAGGTCAACAAGCACAAGATGCAGCAGCTACGCAATCACAAGCCATTCTTGGTGCAGCTAGAATTGCCGCAGATGCAGCTAAATTTAAGCCAATTGGAGTTACCAGTCGCTTTGGTGCGTCGCAATTTGGATATGATGCCAACGGCAATCTAAATAGTGCCGGCTACCAGCTATCGCCAGAAGCTAAAGCGCAACAAGACAGATTGATGGCTATATCCAATCGTGGATTAACTCAATTTAACGACTCATTTGATGCCACCCAGCCAATGTTTACGGCTGCTAATAGGTCAATGGATCTTGGTAATCAGTATCTAACCACATCTCCACAGGCACAAGCGCAAAAGTATTATGCAGATCAGATGGCACTGCTTGACCCATCCAGAACAAGGTCATTAGATAGTTTAAGGGCTAATCTACAAGCCACAGGTCGTGCTGGACTGTCTACTGGTGGTACATCCACTATGGGTGCCGCTAATCCAGAGATGGAGGCATACTACAACTCCTTGCGTCAACAAGATGCTCTATTGGCATCACAAGCTACTCAGGGTGGTATCGACTACGCCAAAGCAGGATTGGGCTTCGTTGGTTCTGGCGGTGATATGATGAAGAACGCATACAGCACTCAAACATCTTCATTTGCACCATACTCAACTGCGCTAGGTGGTGCCAACACACTAGAGGGACTTGGTGCTGGTACTATGGATGCAGGTACAGCAATCGGGGCTAAACTAAGCACTTCAGGTGCTAATGCTGGTCAGTTGGCTCTCAGTGGTGCAACTAACGCTGCTACTGCTGCATACAAAGGGGATTCTTACAGTCCTTGGGGTGGGTTGTTGACTGGAGCTGGCACTGCACTGAACAACTATGCAAATCCAGCTCAAGCACCATTATATAATTCACAAACTGGCGCGAGGTTAGCATAATGGCTGAAGATATTGTCAAGGGATTATTCGGTCTTTCTCCATACGAGATACAACAACAACGTATTGCAGACACCAATACTCAAGCTCACAACTATGCTGTACTAGATCCATTTCAAAAGGCTAGTGCTAGTATGTTCCAAGCTGGAGCTGGTTTAGGCGGTGTGGGCGCACAGATGGCAGGTCTGGTCAATCCAGCAGAGGAGAAGGCACAGCAAAAACAAGCCATACTTTCACGCTATGACATATCTACGAAAGATGGTCAAGCACAAGCTATACAAGCAGCCAAGGCTATGGGTAGAATGGATGTTGTGCTAGAGTTGCAGCAATATGACAACGCTATGCAGAAAGAATACTATGGTCTGCAAAAAACTAAATCAGAGATAGAGCAAAACTCTGCTAGAGCTGCGAAGGCGCGTAGAAATAGTGAGTTAAAAAATACCTATCCAAAAGAATATAACATGGCTCTCGCAGAAGCCAAAAGATTGCATCCCAATGATCCAGAGGCTGAGTCTGCTGCTATTTCAGAATTAATGCCAAAATACTTAAAGAATCCAAATCTTCAGTTTAAAGAATATGTAAACGATAAAGGTGAAAAAACCTTTGGTGTGGTTGACTTAACACTGGCTGACGTTACACAAGTTGGTGGTTCAGCACCGACATTAAAGAAGAGAACTATCGGAGTTGAGGGAAAACCAAAATTAGCACAAGATCAAGAATATGATACTGCGACTGGAAAATGGGTTAATGTTGGTGGAGAATACGAGCGACATGGTGCAGGTGTTAGTGTTAATCTACCACGACAAGAACAAATGTTTGAAGGTACACTGGGCAAAGGTCAAGCAGAGGAGCTTATCAAAGGCAGAGCATCTGCTGATGATGCTGTGCAGATTATTAAAACTGCGCAGACCGGCAGAGCAATTCTAGACAAAGGAATGGTTACTGGTTTTGGTGCTAATTTTATTGTTGGTGCAGGTCAGGCATTAAAACAAGCTGGTATTGATTTTGGCGGTGATGCCACATCTAATTCTCAAGCGTATGCGGCAAACATGGCGCAAAACGTAGGTAAGATTATTAAGCAATTTGGTTCTGGTACAGGATTATCTGATGCTGACAGAGAATATGCTACAAAAATGGCTGCTGGCCTGATAACTCTTGATGAGAAATCATTGCGTAAAATTCTTGACATCAACGAAGCTCAAGCAAGATGGATTATTAACCAGCATAACAGCAGAGCACAAGGAATTAAATCTAATATTCCTCTTACTGTTGAAATGCCGCCATCTTCTGCAAAAACAGTTATCCGTGAGGTTAAGTTGAAAGATGGAAGAATAGGAGTTGAGTATTCTGATGGAACGAAAGGCTACAAATGAGCTGGTCTGAGGCT